GAAGCCAACACCAGTACCACAGAGCAGAATGAACATCGCTTCATCGAAGGACTTAAGGTCATCTACGGGTAGGTAGCTGCAGTTGTAGCCAGCCGTGTTGTCACGTTCAAGGGCAGGGCCAGCAGTCATAACTGCTCGCATGGATGGCATGATCGACAGGTCAAGGACAGCCTCTCGAATAAACCATGCAATGTCTCCGTTTACATTCGGATTTACAAGGTTAGTTATATAGCGGTCAACAGTCTCGGGCCAGCTTTCACGGCGGTTCTCCTCCTCAAGCCAACGAGCATAGCGGCTAGTGTGGATAAAGGCTTGGTAGTCAGTGGGTAGTTGGTTGTGCATTTCTATTCCTCCACAACAAGCTTCATATGTTTAATGGACATTCCATCAATGTCGTAAACAAATTCGTGGATGGCCTCATAAATCTCCTGATCTACAAAACCATCCACCGGAATGTGATACTCCTCTTCGTCTAGTTCAATGGTTAGTAATACTTTTACTAGCATTTAGTTCCTCAATAGCTTCAGCCGCTTTAGTGCTGTACCAATTGTGCTTCTGCATATCTTCTAGGAACTTTCCTTTGTATGCTGCACGATGTTGGTACTTGATTGCGTTGCCACGGCAGTAAGCAATGAACCCCTCAAGGCCAAGTACCTGTTTGATGTAGTCAATGCACTCGACAGTGCCCATGTTGTAGTGTTCAGGTTTGTTTACGGGGTGAAACATGGTATCTCCTTAGTGAAAGTTTACTTTGATTACGTTTTCTTCAGTGTATAGCATGGAAGGTGTCTCTTCTTCATCTTCGTTTTCGTACATACTCTCAAGTTTTTTAACCTGCTTCATTATGGCGTGTCTAAACTCAGGAGATTCTTCAAGAAGATTAATCGAAGCTGCTACCATTGTGGCTAGCTGCATCATGTGAAAGTAATCCTCTGCGTCAAGATCATTATCTTCGATTGTTTCAACAGAAACACCAAGATCACCACCCCACTTACCATCTGCCTCTAGCTTAGGGCTTAGGCAAATAACAAAATCATTTTTGTCAACTTCAAGGAACTGCTTTTCGTTTTCCATGCTATCTCCTTTTTATCTTTTCAAAGGGCAGGACAATCACCACCGGATGTCTGTCCTTTCCCTTTTCTTTTAACCACTCATTAGGTATTAGCTTGGCTGCATACTTATAACCATGCTTATCACACCAATGACCATACGTTGTTTTTGCACCCTTTGCAAGCTTGCTGTTTGGGTTAGTGAACACAAAGCGTATATCTAACTCTGGGTGCTGTGCCTTAACAGCTAGATGCTTACGTCTATCCTCTGCAGTAAAGCGGCCCTTGCTCTCCACAATAATTCCATTCGGTAGAATGAAGTCTGGAGTATAGGTGCGGTACATCAAGTCCTCCCATTCAATCTTCACCTGCTCATACTTAACTGGAATGTTAAGTTCTAACAGCTGCTCTTGAATAGAAGACTCAAGACCACTCCTATACCCATAACCATTCCTATACCCATATACACCCATATTTGTATGCTGCTTTACGGCGTTATTTTTGCATTAGAAGCTGAAGTTGCTGTAAAACCTATAGCCTAGCTTTTTCAACTCTGCTGCAATCTCTTTATCGGCAAGCTTACGTGCTTCCATTGCTGCACGTAGGCCACTATAACGTGCCTCATTGAGTTTACGTTTTTTCATGAGTAGCTCTTCTTCCATATGCCTAATCTCGTCATTCATATCCTTAATTTCATCGTCGCCTAGCATTATTATCTCCTTCGTTTGCTATGTATACATACCCAACTGTCTTTGGGTCTTTGGCTTGCGACATAATCGCTGGCCGTTCCTCTAGTGTTTCCCAACAAAGGTGTCTGTAATCACAGAATGTACATTCACTCGGAAGTGTGAAGTTACCTGTTGCCTTACCTCTAAAGTATTCCGGTACTGCACTAAAGCAACGTTCAAACTCGTTGTTGTTTACCTTGTTGATAGTGTCCTTAACTTTACCGAGTTGTTCATCTATGTCAAGTCCGCTAGCTGGAACATACTTAAAGCTTCCATTAGCTTTATTGATCACCCACCATCCACCAGCTTCCTTGCCAGCAGCACGGGCATACCCTGCTAGCTGTCCAACATAGCCGAATGAATCGGAGTGTGCTAGAGTTTCGTAGTCGGTAAACTTATTCCTGTATGACCAATCAGATGCAGACTTAACATCATCAACTGCACCATTCATAACTAAGTCGTAGGTGCCGCTGATCTCTAGGTCGTCAAGCTTAAGTGTTACGTGCTCAGAGTTATCGAAGGGTATGTCAGCTGATCTTAGTACACCTTTGAATACAGCTTCTACGATATCTCCGAGCATCATGTTCATAACGAAAGTTGTAGGTCTTGGTAGTGCTTCATCAGGTTTGTTCTTATCGAACCACAGTTGACAGGAAGGACGCCCAATGTTGGACATCCTATACCTGAACTTGTCTTTACGTGAGGCACTACCAAACTGGCGCTTCACAGCATCAGCAACGTCTTTTGCAATCTGGTCAACGATCTCGTCAGAGATTTTACTACGACCATTAGCTGCGTCTTCAAGATACTGATGAAGTGCCAGTTCAGCAGGATGATTCATTACACAAAGTCCTCCATGTCTACATCGACAAACTCCTCAATCAGTTCGCCATCGACTGACTCCTTATCACCAACGTGAGCATCCCACTCGTTGATGATGTACTGATTGTAGTTGGCGATCCAAGCTAGGAAGTTACCAAGGGTTTCTTGACTGCCAGTATCAAGATCAAGTGTCTTGGTAAGATCAAGCTGGAAAGCAGGAAGGTAGAACGAATCACCATTCGGAAGCTTCTGCTCCTTAGTGGTTCCGGTAAACGTGTGTTGTGCAGGAAGCCTACGCATTTTACCCAGCTTGGTGAACACTTCACCAGAGGATTTAAAGGCGTCCCTATTGTCAATCTCCCAGATAAAGGGAGTAGGTGCAACATCCACAGGATTACCGGAACCATCCACAGCATCCACTAATTCAACCGTACCAAAGATAGCACGGACACGTTTGATTTGCTTAATCAGAGCCTGCATACTTTCGGGCAGGGCTTTGAAGTCAGCGATCCAACCTGCGGGTTTACCACAGTTGAATCCACCATCGTTATCCTTCATGTCGTTGTTGAGATTATCCGTCATGATAGTCTTGACGTAACGATTAGGCGTCTTGTCATTGCCCTTAATGAAACGCTTGTGCATAAAGCGTTGCACGAACGGGCGAATGATTACTTGCGGTGCATAGACAGGTTCCTGATCTGCAGCCTCAAGCTTATACATACCTCCGGGTATAGCTTCTACGTTTACCATCTTACCCTTAACCTCAGCCTGACCCATAATGGCATTGTGGCTGATGCGAAGTCGAGCAAGCATACTGGTCTTGGTAGTGCTAGTTTCGTAGGCAACACCCATTGCCTTAGCCATAGCAGCATAGTTAGAAGTGTCGAGAGTAGCAATATCTGTCATGTTTGTAGTCTCCTTTTTCATGGGTTGGTAGTTATATCATGCAACATCTTTAGTGTCAAGCCAGTTTGGCCCAATCTTTGCTTCAAGTAGCAGAGGAATATTAAAGTTTATCTGCCACTTCTTATTGATCATCTTGATCATGTTTGTGTTAGCGGTTTGTATCACCTGTAACACCTTATACTCCTCATCTGGATGTACGTCAATAACAATACTGTCATGTACAGTGTTAACGATACAACTTTTTAATCTGTTAGCCTCAAGCAACTTGTCTATATACATAAGTGCTATTGGCACAATGTCAGCAGTTGCGAAGGACTGAACAGGATAGTTTTTAATCTGTGTGAAAAATGTCACACCTCCATAACGCCTACGCTGTACATCAGGAAATGCAAACTCACGGCCAGATGGTGTACGTATCTTGCCAGACTTAAGTGCCTCAGTTGCAAGCTGTTCATGCCACTTGGCTATGCCAGAATACTTCGTACTGAACTGCTGATAGTATGCAGATTCTGCAGGAGTACGACCAAACCCACTGGCACCATACAGAGGCGCAAACGTATGTTCCTTTGCAGCCTGTCGTGTAGTTGGTTGACCAGCATCTGTGATAACCTTGGCAGTGTAGCTATGCACATCGAACCCGTTAATCACCTCGTTAATTGCAGTCATGTCCTGTGACAAGAAAGCTGCAACACGAAACTCAAGCTGTGCCATGTCAGCCTCAAGTATCTTGCCGCCTTCCCAACGAGATATGAACACTCTCTTAACTGGAAAGGTACCGCCACGGGGCATGTTCTGCATGTTAGGGTCTGCACCAGACAGACGACCCGTAGATGTGCGATGCTGAAGTAAGCGTACATGAAGCTTACCATCAGACTTTACATGTGACCTGATACCTTCGACGAAAGAAGATAGATAAGTATCAAGGGCAGATAAGCGCCGTACACGTGAAAGAAACTTAGCAGCATCATCCATTCCTTTAGCATTTGCGATCCCCTCTAGAAACACAAGATTAGTTTTACTTGTGCTAAATCCATTAGCACTTACCCAGTCTGCTTTTGGTGCAGTAAACCGTAGTCCAGCAATAGCAGGCGTGTCAGTGAACAGAAACCCACTAGCATCGCAGTTAGTACATTTGTTAGTACGAGAAAATGGTGTGCCATCCTTTTTAAGTTTTCTTACCTGACCCGTACCACCACACGTACCGCATTGATGTGCCTTTTGTTTATAAAGAACATCTGAGTTGTTACGTACTGTGCTCTTGAAGTCAGCGTCATCCATGTACTGAGTAAACAACTCAGGCCAGTTCTTCTTATCTTTAGGTGCACGGCTGTAGATAACCCAAGACAATTGCTCAGGTGAGTTAAGATTGATAGGACGATCACCCATTAGGTGACGTACCTGATCCTCAATCTCAGCTACGATCTGCTCTTTCTCCTGCTGAAACTCAAGACGTACCTTTTCAAGTGCATCCATGTCTACTGCAAAGCCACGCTGATAAATCTTAGCTAGGGTTACAGCCAGCTTGTTAGTCAGCAGCATAGTGTTTACTAGCGGTGCATCCTTGTAGCTGTAGCGATCACGAAGCTTGATAAACAACTGCTGTGTTGCATGAAGGTCAGCCGACAGATACTCCGATAGTTCAGCGTGAGGTATGTCACGTACTGAATACCCCTTCTTAAAGTATTCATGAAGCGTGTCCTGCTTCTTGGTGTCCAGTTCATAGCGTTCAGCACAAGCCTCAAGAGACAGTGGTTCCTTCTGCCCACGCTGCAGCACATACTCCATGAGCATAGTATCATACACATCACCAGTGTATTTAAACCCAGACTCCCATAGCCACATGATGTCATGGGCTACGTTGTGACACACAAGTGCAGTAGTCTTGTCTAGTATGTCCTGCAGTTTCTGCCTTCCATTTACAGTAGGCGAACACTCAGAGTGGTCAAATGTTATGATGTTCTGATCGGCCCCATCCTCAGATAGAGTGCCAACCATCACAAGAGTATTCTCAGGCTCCATAGGGTCAAGGTGTAGCTTGTCATTACGGGTTACAACTGTATTCTCTACGTCTAAGATGGTCAGCATTGTAGTCTCCTATATATCACCGTCAGTCCAGTTATCCCACTCTGTGTGTATGGTATGTATATCTTCATAAAACTGCTGTTGGTCAAGATAGTCTTTGATAATCTCAGCTAGTTTAGTTGCGGAGATGTTGTGTTCTTGCATCAGGCTATGCACCTTGCTCATTTCATTAGTGTCAGGCAGCACCCATTTTGCCACGGCGGTATCCTCCTCTGATTAAGCGTGTATAGAACGCACCCTCTTGGCTATTCACAGAAGCTAGAACATCTAGCAGCTGCTGGTAAGATATGACAATGATCTGCGTGTCATCCATTTCATCGTCATGCTGTTTAAGATAAACAGTATTGTCATCTGCTATGATAAGCTCAAGTTCGTTAAACAAGTTCTCTTCATCTAACGTAGTTATGATAGCAGCATCGTGTTCGAACTCAACTGTGTACATGCGCTTTATCCCACGGCTCTTTAGGTAGCGTAATTGGAATATGCCTGCGATGAAACATAGCCTGTTCCTGCATAGGACCAATCCTGTGCATTGGATTCTGCCTTACTTGAGTAAGCTGCTTCATCTTATTGCCACGATATTCCAGTGAGAAAGAGTAGTCTGGTGTGTTAGCCATCTTCTTTATCTCCTATAGTTGATGCCCCAAAGTATTCCAACAGACGTTTAGCGGCAAGAACATCTGCACTAAGCTCCGCATAATCTTCCCACATTACATCCGTAATCTCGGAACGGTCCTTGATTTCCCACATCTCCTCCAGCGACCACTCGACCACCTGACGTAGCCGGACTATGCACACGCTGTCGAATAGGTCGAGCAATGCGTCACCCTTCTGGCCCATCTCTTCAAAGATTTCGGTCCACATCTTGTTTGCCCACGGATTCTTCTCAGTCATTTTCAGTCTCCTTTTCCCA